TCCTTGCTGAACCCTCGTCCGTGAAGATAAGAGGCTGTCCTTTCGTCTATCTTTTGATTGTATGTCGATGCCAGATCCTTTAGCAATGTCAATCGCTCGTTCGATAGCAACACGAAATTCAACTCCTTCTCTCCACATTAGTAATGTATATGCATCTCCACCTATGCCACATGTGTGGCAATAGTAGAGTCCTGCTTTATCTCCATCGGTACTCATGACTGCTGATCTGTGTGCATCCTGATGGAAGCAACACTTAACCGGCTTCGAGTACCCGTCTCTTACTTCTCCCCCGTAGTGACGGATAACTGCACGGAGAAGGTCAGCATCGGCCGCCATTAGAAACGCTGTGCTGTCTTCTTAACTCTCTGATTCTTTTTGAGTGCAGCTAAGTCACGCATGTACTGCTCGTGAGCTGCGATCTCCAATCGCATGCGGCGATCTTCTAGTCGTGCCAGTACATGGTAGTAAAAGCTTTCAGCAAAGTAATACAGGGCTACACCTGCTGTTACTGTGAGTAGATTGCTTAATGTATTCATTCTATTACCTCCATAAATGTGTCGAGTTCCAGTATTACAAATGCTTTACCAACGCCATGCTGTCTTCGTTTAGCAATGACGATAGGTATCGCTGGCCCTGATGACTTGCGTTTCTTAATCCAGTTCTGTGCTTCCAGTACTGCTTCCTTCATCCATTGTCCGGGTAAGAAACCTTTAGTGTTCTTTGCTTCAACGACATAGAACTTCTTGTCCTTGAAGAACCATAGGTCTCCCTCGTCATTGGTTCCGCTGAGTCGTAAGCGTTCTGCTACGAGTTCCTTGTCTCTGAAGTACTCGACAAGTTCTACTTCCCATCCAGAACCCTTGCGTTTATTAGCCCTTGATTGCTTCGAGTCCAACGAAGTTCACCCCCGGTCTTACATCTGCTCGACCCTGTGCATCTTGATCTGCTATCTGTACTCTCGATGGATCGATAAGCAAGGTTGCATACTGTGATGCATCGGCTGAGTGTTCACCGAATCTATTCTTAACTGCAGCAACTCTGAACTGTCCATACTCCGGATCCATTGCGATGGATAAGATCATGGACGGAAGCTGAGATGCCTTGCCAAGTATTGCCCTTCGTGGTGCAGGAAACTTTGGATCTCCAGTACCAGCTTCTGACATGTGAGTGAGTGCAAGTACACAAGCACCAGTCTTACGAGCCACATGGTGCAGCTCTGACATGATGGCACGGATACCCGACCACTCTTCACCTGCTACCGAGATACAGTTCATTAGGTTATCTACAACAATCAATGCAGGTGCCATGCCATAGACCTCGCCATAAGCGAGGATCTCCAGTTCAATAGCATCAATGTCCGGCGATGGATCAAACACCCACTTAATATGGGATGCCTTCTCTGCCAACAAGATGTCAAAGTAATGAGGATCTGCATCTAAGTATGTCTCTACTTGGTGCTGTGCTAATCCAGTCAGACCTGCAACTGTACGAAACATTTGCGTGATGGGGTCGGTATCCGCCGAGAAGTAAAGAGTAGGAACCCCTGACCTCAAGGCGTATACCAACGCCATCAAGCTCTTACCTGAGTTCGGTTGTCCTGCGATAAGACACAACTGTGACTGACGGAATCGCATAGACATCCGCTTCATGCCCTCCCATGTATCAGGTAAAGGCTTAGCAGAAGAGTTGGTGCTATGTACTGCTTGTAATAAGTTAAGCACTTTGCGACCACCTCTCGTTAATCTTTATATCAAATTGTTTTCGTATCTTGTGTCTATCTGCAGCGGTTGAACCACCCCAGTAGTAATACCTTTCATTGTGGATAGCCCAGTTAAAACAATCCTTTAGTAACGGGCATCCATTGCATGCTTTGAATAAGATCTCATCGTATTCATGAGTCAGATCATCACAATAAAAATCATTTCCGATTGTCGAGCATGGCTCGCTTCCGGTGTAAGCCGGATACTGTGGATCAGCACCCGGCTCCACCAGCTTGGCTAAGAAGCGTTGGCTCTGAAGTCGCATTGCGAGCCCTGTGGACGAGAGCAAGCATAGAAGGCACGGTATGGCTTCTGTGTTGACTTCGATATTCCGGCAGGTACAAGCTTTGCTGATTCTCCATGCTTACATACGGGCCCACCTGTTGGTGCTGCTGCAGGTGGTGGTGTACCCCAAGCATCTGCTGGTGGAGTAATTACTTGTGCATTGAATGACTGTGCAATCTGATTGGTAGTCATTGGTTGTGATGCTGGTGCTGATGCAAACGCAGCAGCCATTGCTTGAAGCAACTGCTCTGCACCTGATGCATCGAGTGCTTCGTTCAACTTACCTGCAAATCCCTGATATGAGGCATCTGCAATTACGAAGATAGTTCCATCAGGAGTCTTCGTTGATACTTGAAAGCCGAGTTCGGCCATCTTATTCACCCTTCGCTAGTTTGATATTGAGTCGAGTCGATTCTTTGCCCGGCTCTTTCTTTGGGATAAAGCCGAGAAGTTTCTCGACTTCCTTTTCATCTATAGATTGACGACCAGCGACTGTAGTCCAGCTAAGTTCCACGCCGCTGGCCGTCCTACCTATAATTCCTTCAAAGGTGGTTCGTAATGAATCACGCTTCTCAGTTAGTGCATCGATCTGCTCACCTAATTGCAAGAATAGAAGAGCATTTGAGTCCACCTCCGGATCATCGATGATGATCTCCGAAGGCTTAATAAGTTCTTTTTTTATACCAACGCATCCTAACTCACCAGATGAGTCGTAGTACTTGCAGTAGAACTTACAGTAACTGGCATCCTTCTCCGGATCAGGTGCAATAGATGACTTCTTAATCTCTTCCAACCAAGCTAACGCTTCTTCTCCGATTGAAGGATCATAAGCTTCTGAGTGGATCTTCACATCCCTCTCATCACCATCTCTTGCGATTGCTACCAAGTTAACCGTCTTAGGATTCCCCAATCCTGACTTCTCAAGTAGGTAGCCATATGTCTGAACTTGCCAGCGTTGCTGCTTCGATGGGAAGTAGGCAAGGTTCTTTACCTTGCTTGTCTTCCAATCAACTACAGCACCAGTTTCGGGAATCCATAAATCGATATGAGCTTTCATACCGTTGTATTCCACTTCGCTTTCAACAACATACTTCTCACCCGAAGGATCAGCAAGAGCCAATGCTTCCTCGATGGTCGCATGGATTGCAGTTCCCATAATCGCTGCGAGTTTGAGTTCGTTGTCATTGGTTTCGACCTGAGCGTTCAGGCGATACCAAACCTTTCTGCGGCAGCCACCAAGTTCTGATGGGCCTACCTGTGTCTGTACTGAGCGAGAGCGAGTTGCATCCTTGGCTCGTAGTACTTCAATAAGAAGTTCCTTTGGATCAATCATTTGCTTCTCTCTTCTCTTGTTCCTTCTGTACAGTAGACCAGAACAATGCATAATAATCTAGGTCGTACTGAATAGTTTTCATGTGTGTAACGATTGCACCAGTATGTGCATAAGCTTGGATACCTGCCTCTTTCAGGCGGTTGAAGAAGATAATATCCTCTCCGATAAATTTATCCAAACTCATATCAACTTCATGGAAGAAGCTCTTATCAGGATGCTTCTCTCTCATCTTAGGAATGATTGACTTGTGCATGAGTAGACAACCAAACCCTGCTGAATCAATCTCAATTACTTGAGACTCAGGTAGTGGGTGGATAAACTCAATCTCATACTCACTTCGTCCATCGTAGAAGATTGCTGGCATAGGTACTGGCAATGAACCTGCATGATCTTTCCATACGAAGTAGACACCTGATACAACAGGTCTTGATACCTTGTCTGCTGTCTCCCATAGAAGCTTAAGTACTTCCTTGGTCATGACTACATCTGAGTCAACCCATAGCAGCCAGTCTGTCTTGGCTTGGTCAGCCCATAGGTTGAACAACTCCATGCGTTGGCGAGAGATCTGATTACCCTTAACTCTCATTGCGTTGTTGATTGGTACACCAACTGTGTGTGCCATCAATGTTGTGTATACAAGTCCTTCTGTGAACTTGCCATCGGTGACACCGTTATCACACCAAGCTAGTGATAGTGTCTCTTTACTGCTGTGTGGCATTGGTTAACCCTTCTATGTAATCCTTTGCAAGATCGTAGATACCAGCTTTGTCTTGTCCTTCTGGTCTCCAGAGAATCAAGACTCCGGGTAGTGTTAAATTCTTTTCTTCGGGTAGTGGAATCAATCTAATGAATGACTCCGCAATCAGTCCATTCTCGTGCATCCAGTCAACCAAGTCAACCTTTGCTTTAGAGTATTTATCTGACTCATGGGCATGATCCCACCACACGGTGGCCCCACCGTTGATGTTGTACAAGAACCCCATAGTCCATGGATGTGGACGGAATGACTTGTCCGAGAACTCAGCCATCTGTGCATAGATGGTTTCAACTTCTACTAACTTCGTCATGGCTTAATTGTGACACCTTCCACCGACATCATTCGTGCATTTCCTAATCACGGGTGTGTCGTGCTATTGTCCGCCTACCTCGTAAGAGGTGGGGCAGAAACTTCAAGGCGACACTATACGGTGTAGCACCCAACCACCATAAGTTTTTTATGGGGGGTAGGGGGGCATTTCTTAAAGCTCTTCTGCCGGTGTAGTTTTAGGCAACAAAAAAGAGGGCCCCGGTTAAGGGGCCCATCTAGTTTGCAGACTTGGTTAGTCTAGATCTTCAACATCTTCTGGCTCTGTGAATAGAGCTGCTACTGTCTTTCCGTTCTCAACCTTCTGAGCTGTGAATGAAAGACCTGTTGCTGCTGCAATTACACCGAGAACCAATTCGACTGGTAGATCAGGTACATAGACAATCACTAATGCAACGATTGCCTGAATGACTCCTGCCCATGCGGCAGGTGCTTTACCGAACTTCATATTATCTCCTTATGATTTGAAGACTGGCTTACCAAAACCAACAACAGTCACGGCTTGTGACTTGCGTAGCTTGGATCCATTCTTCTTCTTATAGGCACGAATCTTTAGGCATACCTGCCCACCGTTTCGCTGATCGCCCTTTTTATCTGGGGCGGTATTGCCCTCGATGCAAGTCACGGTTCCATCGCCATTGTCTTTCACAACAATGCCGACATGTGAGATGCGGTCTACCCCATCGTTGGGGAAGTCGAAGAACACAATGTCGCCGGGTAGAGGAATTGCTTCCTCAGCCTTCTCCCATTGCCCCTTCTTCATAAACGCAGTTGCACCGGCAACTGTTGATACGCAGTTAGGGATCTTCAATGCTACCTCGTTGGCACACCACATAACGAAAGAGCCACACCATGGCAAGAAGTTTGCCTTAGTGAAAGCTCCGTACTTAGTTTCGTTATCCTTTGGCCCTTCGATAACATCGAGTTCACCCTTGGCTACTGCGATAAAGTCTAAACGCTGGCCCATTATTCACTCGCTTTCTTGTCAACCTTAGCAAAGGCTTCATTGATTTCTTCTGCTGATAGGTGTCCATCCTGTAGATAGAAACGAGCAAGAGCCTCAAGGACTCGGGCTGCACCCAAGGCACCAGCAAGAGTTGCTGCTTGCCAGACTTCGATGCCAACAAGTGAGCCAGCACCAATCACTCCGAGAGCTTCTGCTGCAATGACAGCGAAGATTCTCATCATTACATTTTTCAATGTATCCATTACTTATTTTCTTTCTTGATTGTGTTACGGGTTGCATCGATCATGATTGCGATAGCAATGGCATATGTGACGATGGTTCTAGCACTACCCTCAAGGACTACCCATGCTACGAACATGCCGAGCAAGGTGTAGGTCTGATCGAGGATTGCATTGATGAACTTTTTAATCATAGGTTCCTCCTATAGGCGGCTGCAGCTGCGGCTCCTGCCGCTGCTTGGGTTGCGATGTTGCCAGCGATAACCGCTGCAACGATGACATCCTCTGCTTGCTCTCTTACTTCAGGTGCCATATCGGCACCGACATTGGCCAAGGCCATGAGAGCTTGACTTGGATCTGTAAAGATTGCGGCTACTAGATCTGCTGGATTACCCAACACTTCTAGAGCAATGACTACTTCTGCTGTAAGGATCACACCGTTCTCAAGTTGAACTGGTGTTTCTGGATCCAATGATTCTAAGTTCGTGTCTTCCGTGATTACTACCACTTCGGGTGTAACATTTTCCTCATGAGTATTTGGTTGAGGTTCAGGAAGGACTGGAGCTTCAGGTTCTGGTACCGGTGCTGGCTCAACTTCAGGGGCTGGCTCAGCTGGAACTGGTTCCTCCATAGCTGGAGGTTCTGGCTCTGGAGCAGGGTCGGCCGGTAATGGCGGAGGCTCAGCAGGTTCCGGTGCTGGATCGGGAATTGGTTCGGGTGCTGGAGCTTCTGGTTCAGGCTCTGGAGCAGGTGGTTCGGGTAACGGCTCTGGAGATGGAGCAGGTTCGGGAGCAGGTGCTGGAGCTGGCTCTGGCTGTGGGGCTGGTTGAGGTTCCGGCTGAGGGGCCGGTGCTGGCTGTGGTGCCGGACTTGGTTGAGGTTGAGGCTCAGGTTGAGGTGCTGGAGCCGGGGATGGCTCAGGTGTCACGGGAACAGGTGCAGGTTCAGGTGTCGGCTCAGGAGTTACCGGAGTCGGAGTTGGTTCAGGTTCAGTTGCCGGGGTGGTAACTGGTGTACCGTTGGTGCTACCGGAAGGGGTAGAAGATGTCGGTTGATCTGTTGACGGAGCAGTTGAAGTCTCAGTTGTTGGAGTTACAGTTTCGTTTGTACTCGGAGCAACAGTTGATGTTGAAGTATCGGGAGCAGTTGTTGCTGTTGGAGTCTCTACCGGAGTGGGCTGACTTGAAGCTGTCTCGCTTGGAGACGGACTTGGTGAAGGTTCAGGACTCGCTTGCACGGTTGAAGTTTCTTGAGGTTGAGGCGAGGTCTCTGGAGTCGGCTCTACTGTCGGACTAGGAGTTGGTGATGGAGATTCTGCAGGGGCTGCTGTTGGCTCTGGTGTTGGTGTCGGCGATACGCCGTTATAGTAGCCCAAAGAAGGATCGGCGAGATTATCGCTGACATAAATGTTAAACCCTTGGGCATATCCACCTTCGCAGAATAAGCGAGGGATGTATCCCTTGTCTGCAAAGAACTGAACGCTATTATCCCAACCAATCTGGAATGATTGTTGGGTTCCATCTGACTTACCGCATGTAACTGTTGCATTGGCTTGAACTGCATTAGCTTGTGGCACCATCCAGAAGGATGTACCCATAACTATAAATACTACTGATACTAAGTTGTAAACCTTTTTCTTATCCATACTTGGGGGCCAGTCCTTATCAAGTCGATGTTGTCTTTCATGAGGGTGACAAACAGATCAATAGATGGCTTAGGTCTTAGATGCATAGGCAATTCATCGCCCCATTCGTAATCATCAAATGCCATGATTCCGCCGGGCTTTAACGCTTTCCAAGATAGTGAAGCATCTTTGAATACTGCATCAGCAGTATGATCTCCGTCAATGTAGATGAAATCAAAGACTTCTTTTTCATCTGCAGTAATTAAATAATCTTGACTCATCATCTTAACCTTGATGATATTTGGGTAGTCTCCTACCTTAGAGTCGTAAACCTTTTCTACATTAGAGAAGTCCATCTCATGATGGGCTACTTCGTCAGACCCTTGCCAAGTATCAACATCCGTAAGGGTGGAGCTTGGGTGGGTGAGTATGTTATTGACTAGCCATAGACTTGCATCACCTGTGAAAGCACCTATCTGCAAGAAGGCAAGGTTCTCTTTACCTTTGAATTCAGCTAAGAGATCTTTGAAGTATCCCTCTGCCCAGATTGAAAACCAGTTAGGGTAATTACTTTCGCTTGGCTGTAACGATGTCATAGATTAAGTCTACCTTTATTTGCAGAGCATTGACCTGATCTTTGATACTCGACCCACCATTGGTCTTAAGTTCTTTAAGGTAGTGGATAACCATCCATCGAATACCGGTGGCAAAGCCAGCGATGATCGCAAAGATAGATACTACAAATGCTGCCCAGTCCATTGCCGACATTAAACTACCGTTCTCATAGTGATTGTAATGATTCCGCCAAAGTTGTCATCGTTGTAAGACGATGGTGTTGAACGGCTAAAAGCAATTTCTTCAATGACTGCATCGAAGTTTTCTAGTGAGTTGAAGTCCTGCACAAGTACCGTTGCACCCAATGATTCGATCTGCTCAAGGGCAGATAGGCGTAGTCTTGCACCTTCCTTAACGCCAAACTTCATGTTACGGCGATCAGTCTCAAAGTCATAGCACATCAATGGTAGCTGGATCAGACGAGAACGGGTAGGGCTAGGGATAGCCTTAATGGCGTATCCCTTTAGGACACCACCCTTGGTGTTATCTGTTGTTGATTTGTACAGTACGAAAGTAATCTGTCCGTTGACCTGAGTGGTTGAGTATGCACTTTCAAGTCCGAAGTCTGCGTTGTATGCATTGTTCTGAGTAAGGGTAGCAATCTGTGTACGACCTTCATTGGAATCTGCATAGACTTCGATATTACCTGCAAGGGTATCGGTCTCTACACGAACACGCTTCCATGCCTTCTTCTCAAGAGTACCCCAGTTGACGATACCGGTAGTAAGAGTTCCTTCATCTACTAGATCAGTAGCATGCTGTAGCCATACACCAGATGCAGAGATACCCATGAACAACTGTGCTGTTGATGGGAAGAAACCAAGTGAGTTAACTGCACCAGTAGTTCCTGATGCTGATATATCTGTGGCATATGGATATGAACCATCATCAAGTAATGATCCAAGATAGATGCGGTATGTACCAGATGCACCAGCTACACCAGCCTTAACGCCAGCCCAGATGTAAGAGTCACGAGCTGCAAAGCAAGTGACTGGATCTGTAGTTGTAAATACAAGTGGGCCATAGACGATGGTTGCATCGTCAGCGATGGCTGCAATACGAACGCCTCGGCTAGTGCCGATGGCTAAGAATGTTCCGAGGTATCCAAAGATTGCATGGACTACCTCACCACGAGGGATGTCTGCTACTGATACTGCTGCACCCAAGGCACCTGTGTTATCTGGCTGGATACGGAAGATTGCAGACTTATCTCCGGCATAACCAGAGACATAGATAGCACCACGGCCTTCTGCAATATCAGACCAACGCCAACCGATAGGCACGGTAGTGGTATTGGCTACAGCAGTAACGGTTGAAAGGTTAGTAGATGTTCCATGGCTTGCAAATGTAAGCTCGTATACAGCAGCGATTGGTGTAGTACCAGTTACATAACTAATACCAAGCATGAAACGGTTCTTTACATACTTGATAGTTGCTGATGTAGCGTTGGCTGTATTGATTGTGTAGTGGTCATGAAGAGTAGGGCTTGCTGCAGTTAGATCATAATCATAGATCTTTGTGGCAGTAACCAAGACTAGAGATGTTCCATCTGTTTCAGCTGCAAGAATCTCAGAAGATAGGGTTGATCCAAGGACTAAAGTTGTAGATGTTCCGCTTGCTGTAACCTTTGCTACACGGACTGCTGACCCACCAGCTGCTGCACAATCGATGGCAATTACATAGTCCACTCCAGAGATAGTCGCTGGAAGTGCAAGTGTCTTGTTGCTTGTAGATCCAGATGATGGATAAAGTTTAGTTGTCTTTTTAAGCAGAGAGATCTGGCCCGGTGTCCATGGGTCAATGCCTGATCCTGTGTAATAGCGGAAGCGTAATTGTTCTGTGTTACCTTCTAGTGCTTCCTGAAACTGGATGCCTTGTCCTAAGTGGAATGATGTCTGGCTTCGTACCCAGAGACCTGAGTCGAGAGTCTGCTCACCCGGTTCACGAGCCTGATCCACACGCTCATACTTCCATCGTGCAGTAGATCTACGATATGGAGTTTCATCTGTAATGTTGTAGATGAATGGCAGACCTGCAATAGCCACATCGAAAGAGTATGTATTTGGATCGTAGTACTGAGAGCTTCGACCGGTAAGGTCGAGGATGACTGTCTCTGTAATGTCTGGTGACTTTGAGAACTTTAGTACCACTATGACTCCTTATTGTTGGCATAAAAATATGAGCAGTTTTAAGCCATGCTCAGGGCTATAGAACTATTTATTCTGTTGGAACTTCAACCCAAGAGGTTGTGTCTTCATCCCATGTGTATTGCTTATCATCTGCTGGAGCAGGAACAGGTGCTTCCCATAGATAAGATGTTGTATTAAGAATCCAAGATGGGTATGGCTGCGGTGCTGCAAACCCTATGCCATCAAATGTATATCCAATACCTGCATAGTTTTTATGAATAGGAAGTTTACCACCAGAGTGAACACCACCTTTAGTATTGTAAGAAGTTTGAACCCATTCGCCACCAAGATTCTGTTCACACCAGTCTGGCCCATCAGCAACAATTACCTGTGTGACAATTCCATCTTCTACTTTTGCATAATGAGCCATTTATTTGTCCTTATCTTCTCCGTAAAGAATTGCTGTATTTAGCAATTTAACTTCACGCTTAGTTACGATTCCGCCTTTTTCATCAAGCTGAGATTTAGCAGTTGCTTCATCATCAGCAATA